TTGCAACTGATGTGAATGCAACTAATGACGAAATGCATGTCGTAGTTATTGACCAAGAAGGACTTTTAACTGGTACACGTGGCCAAGTACTCGAGACTTATCCATTCGTATCAGTAGCTAAAAATGCTATAAATCCTGATGGTACAACAAACTTTGCAAAAAATGTCATTAACACAAGATCAGAATATATCTACATGGTAGATTTTGATTCTGACTTGAAACAAACCGCAGGCACAGCTGCCGGCGCGAATGCTGTATCGGGTTCCAATTTCCTGATTACCATACCACAAACTGGTCATGCATACAATTTTGATTCAGGTGTAAATTCAGGTGTTTTAGGAACAACAGAATTTTTAAATGGCTTTGATTTATTTGAAGATACTGAACAAGTAGAAGTTGATTTTTTAATTGCACCAGGTATGACCACTTCTGTGGATCAGAGTACCGTAGTAAATGATTTAGTATCAACAGCGCAATCATTAAGAAAAGATTGCATTGTAGTAACATCACCGGCAAGAAATGATGTTGTTGGTTTTACAAATGCGACATTACTTACCAACGCCATTACTGAAACTATGAATGACTTTTTCACCAAATCATCATATTTGGTTGTTGACGGAAATTATCTGAAAGTATATGATAAATTTAATGATCAATATATCCAAATTCCTGCCGCATCTTCCACTGCTGGTCTTATGGCTGAAACGGATAGAAACGCAGCACCATGGTTCTCACCTGCAGGCGCAAGAAGAGGTCAATACCTTGGTGTGACATCGATTGATTATAACCCTAATAAATCTCAAAGAGATACCCTTTACAAGGCAGGAGTTAACCCTATCACAAATATTGCTGGGGGTGGAGTTACCTTATTTGGTGACAAGACTGCATTAAAAAGACCTTCTGCATTTGATAGAATTAATGTTCGTAGATTGTTTCTTGTACTTGAAAGAGCAATTGGTAGGGCAGCACAAAATGTTCTGTTTGAATTCAATGATGAATTTACCAGAGCAGAATTTGTGAATGTCATAGAACCGGTTCTAAGAGATGTCAAGGGACGAAGAGGTATCACTGATTTCCGTATTGTTGCTGATGAAACAGTAAACACACCGGCAGTTATTGATAGAAATGAATTTATTGCTAACATCTTCATTAAACCGGCACGCTCTATTAACTACGTCACATTAAATTTTGTGGCAGTTAGAACTGGTGTCGACTTTGAAGAAGTAGTAGGCACAGTGTAGGGAGATAGGAAATGGCATTAGGTAGTGTTGACGATTTTAAAGCTAGACTTACCGGTGGTGGTGCTAGAGGTAACCTATTTCAGGTTACACTAGATAATCCACGAGGTGGTTTAGGTGTTGGACTGGATATTGATTTATCCTCATTTCTGTGTAACGCAGCTCAATTACCAGGATCTACCGTAGGAACGGTTATTGTTCCTTTTAGAGGTAGACAACTTAAGGTTGCTGGTGATAGGGTGTTTGATACATGGACCATTACAATTCTAAATGATACACAGTTTAAAATTAGAAATGAAATGGAAAAATGGATGAATGCAATTGCCAACCATGCGGATGCAGGTGGCTTACAGAATCCAGAATTGTATTTTACCGATTTGAAAGTTGAGCAATTTGATAGAGACAATACGGTTGTAAAAACCTATACGTTTAAAGATGCTTGGCCTTCAGATATTAGTCCTATTGAGGTTAGTTACGATCAGTCAGATGTTATTGAAACATTTTCTGTAACGTGGCAATATCAATACTGGACTTCTAATACAACTGACGGTTAATATCAGTAATAAATAATATGGAGAGCAGAATTATACTGCTCTCCTATTATAAAGGAATTTAAGATATGGCAGATGAAAAAGGTATCAGATTATTCGGATTTGAAATTAAAAGATCCGAAAAAGAAGATCCTAAAAAATTACCTTCAATTGTTCCACCTAGGGACGATGATGGTGCTGGATACGCGACTGCCTCCGGATCACATTTCGGTCAATATATTAATTTAGATGATGACTCAAAAGATAATAATCAATTAATTTTAAAATACCGTGGTGTTTCAATGCATCCAGAGGTTGATGCCGCAATTGAAGATATTGTTAATGAATCAATCGTTGCTAGTGAAAATAAGCAATCGGTCGATATTAATATGGATAATCTTGAGGTTAGTGAAAAAATTAAGAAAACTATAAAAGAAGAATTTGATAACGTTGTAGGAATGCTTGATTTTAATGAGCTTGGTCATGATGTATTTAGAAGATTTTATGTTGATGGAAGAATATATCATCATTTGGTAGTTAATGAATCCAACCTTAAAGCTGGTATTCAAGAGATTAGACCTATAGACTCATCAAAAATTAGAAAAATAAAACAAGTAAAGAAAAAGAAAGATTCACAGACCGGCGCAAATATTATTGAAAAGGTCGATGAATATTATATTTTCCAAGAAAATGCAGGGGCCAGAAATGCAACCTCTGGTATAAAACTTAGTATGGATTCGGTGAGTTATGTTACATCTGGATTACTTGATGAAAAACGTAAAAAAGTTTTATCCTATTTACATAAAGCTCTAAAACCTATTAATCAATTGCGTATGATGGAAGATGCCCTCGTCATTTATAGACTTGCAAGAGCCCCAGAACGTAGAATGTTTTATATTGATGTTGGTAACTTACCACGAGGTAAGGCTGAACAATATATGAAAGATATTATGGCACGGTACAGAAATAAACTTGTATATGATGCCAGTACTGGTGAAATTAAAGATGACCGAAAGCATATGTCCATGCTTGAAGATTTTTGGTTACCTAGGCGTGAGGGTGGTAGAGGAACAGAAATCACTAATTTGCCTGGTGGACAAAATCTTGGTGAGATTGAGGATATTGTTTACTTTCAGAAAAAATTATATCGCTCATTAAACGTACCAATTAATAGATTAGAGCAAGAGGCTCAATTTAGTTTAGGCCGATCCACAGAAATATCAAGGGATGAATTAAAATTTCAAAAATTCATTGATAGATTAAGAAATAGATTTGCACATTTATTCCTTGGCATTTTAAAAACACAATTGGTTTTAAAGGGTATTATTCTAGAAGATGAATGGAATGATATGAAAAATGATATTACGGTAAATTATGAACGTGATAACCATTTTACTGAACTAAAAGAAGCCGAAATTATGAGAGAAAGAATTCAAACTTTAGATTTAATGCAAAATTATATTGGCGATTATTATTCTAAGGAATGGGTAATGAAAAATGTTCTTATGTTTACTGATGAGGATATTGAAAAAATGGCAGACCAATCTGCCAATGAACAACCAGATACTGATCAACCAGTAGGAGATGATGATGAGTGAGACGCAAACAGTAGAAGATCCAATAGAAGAGAATCCAATTGTGGATTTAATTAATCATTCTTTAAATCAGGATTATAATAAAGCAAATGAAATTTTTGGAGATATATTAGGCCAGAAATTGGATATTGCTTTAGAGCAAGAAAAAATTAAAATGGCAGACCTAGTTTATAATGGAGATGAAGAGGAAGAAGAGGAAGAAGAAACAGAAATGGATACAGAAGAGCTTGAAGAGCTCGAAATGGAAGATGGTGTAGAAGAATTGGAAGACGATGATGAGTCCTCTGAGGATAGTGAGGAAGACGAAATTGAGGATCAAGAAGAGACTGATAATGAAGAGGAAGATGTATAGATCTTCGGTTGTAAAATTTTAATGAGTGAAAAACATTAAAATTATAAATATATAAAAAGGGAAATGATATGAAAACCTTTTCTGCTTTAAGGGAAGCACGAAAACAAAAGATGCCACCTGGAGAGCATGTCTTTAATGCCAAGATAAAAGGTATTACAGTTATGGTCCATAAGCATAAAGGTAAGTTTGATCTGTTTATTGACGGAGATAAACTTGATTCATTTAATAATCTTAACTCTGCTAAAAAAGCAGGTACAGAATTTATAAAACAATATAAAGGGTGAAGTAAAATGCAAATAACACCTCTGGCAGCAAAAGTAAATAATATTAATACATCAAGTAATAAATCAACTGTAGGTAGTGCTACTGCATTGTATATTATGGGTACCGCAGCTGATACGGTCACTAATCATACAACCGGTGCGTCATTACAAATTGCTGCAAATAGTCCAATTGTACTGTTTAAGGAACAAACGGACGAGATTTATTCAGGTGCTACTACAACGCACTTTACTAAAATAACATATCCAAGAGGATAAGATGAAATTAATTGCTGAATTTAATGACCAACATTTAGAAGTTATTACCGAAGCAAAAAACGGTAAGAAAAAATATATAATCGAAGGCGTATTTGCACAAGCTGATAAAAAGAATAGAAATGGACGTGTTTACCCTAAAATGGTTATGGAAAAAGCCGTAAGTAAATATGATTTAGAACAAGTTTCTAAAGGTCGTGCCGTAGGTGAATTGAATCACCCAGAAGGGCCGACGGTAAATTTAGATAAAGTTTCACATAAGATTGAATCTCTAAAATTTGATGGGAGCAATGTTATGGGAAGAGCCACAGTTTTGGACACTCCTATGGGTAAAATCGTACAAGGTTTACTAGATGGTGGCGTCGGACTGGGCGTTTCGACTCGTGGTATGGGAAGTTTGACGCAACAAAATGGCGCTATGGTAGTGAAAGATGATTTCCTACTCAATGCGATTGATATTGTTCAAGATCCATCCGCACCTGGAGCATTTGTTAATGGGATTATGGAAGGTGTAGAATGGATATGGAATAACGGCATTATTGAAGCTAGAACTATTGAAAAAATGGAGACTGAAATTAAAACTGCTCCGCGAAAAGATCTCTATGAGACACAGGTTCGTGAGTTTAAGAATTTCCTCTCGTTACTCAAAACTAAATGACAAAGGAGTCAATAATGACTGATGAAAATCAAGTAGAAGATCAGGATGTTGAACTTCATGATGAGGACGAAATCATGGAAGCTCAAGGTCACGATCCTAAAAATGCAGAGGCACAGTCTGTAGCATCCGTTGATAAAGCAGGTGACGCAACTGGTACAGCACCGTTGCCTACATCGCCTGGCGCAACTGCAAAAAATAATACCAAGAAGGATCCAGCACCAAAAACTAAAGCCGCGTTAATGGCAGCAGTTGTTGGTAAAATGCAAAAAATGGATCGAAAAGCATTAAATGCTATGTATCACTACAATAGCACTTCTGAGGAAGATTTTGATGGTCAACCAATTGCTGAAAAGCAAGAAATTGATTATCAAGCAGATTTCTCTCAAGATCTTAATGCTCTCGTAGAATCAGAGGCAACACTTTCTGATGAGTTTAAAGGTAAGGCAGAGACAATTTTTGAAGCTGCTATTACATCTAAACTTTCAGAGGAAATTGATCGTCTTGAAGCTAAGTACGAAGAAGAACTTTCCGAAGAGATTAAAACCACTAAGGAAGATCTTGTTGAAAAGGTTGATTCGTATCTTAACTACGTTGTCGAAAATTGGATGGAAGAAAATAAAATCGCTGTCCAAACCGGACTTAGAACCGAAATTGCTGAAGGCTTTATGAATAATCTTAAAGATTTATTTACAGAGTCATATATTGAAGTTCCAGAGTCTAAGGTTGACCTAGTTGATGAACTATCTGAAACAGTTGAAGAGCTTGAGGAAAAACTCAATGAATCAACTGGTAAATCTATTGAAATGGCAGAGGAATTGGAACTATTAAAGCGTGAAAGAATTATTCTTGAAGCTTCTAATGATCTTACCGATACTCAAAGTGAAAAGTTAACAAAGCTCGTTGCAGATATTGACTATGACGATGATGACACATTCATCGAAAAAGTTGTAACTGTAAGAGAGTCATATTTTAGCAAAAAGGCCGTAAATGGTTCCACAAACATTGATGAAGTAGAAGAAGATGACAACATTGTCGAAACTACTGGTTCAATGGGTGCCTACCTCACAGCCATCAAGCGTCAAAACAAATAGGAGTAAATGATGCAAAATACAATTTCATACGACAGACTCGTTGAAAAGTGGTCTCCAGTTCTTAATGAAGAATCTGCAGGTTCCATCAGCGATAATCATAGAAGAGCAGTAACTGCTGCTGTTTTAGAAAACCAAGAAGTTGCCCTTAGAGAAGAAGGCATGATGCTTGGTGAAAATAACGATACAACTACAGTCACTTCCGGTGTTACTAATAACTGGAATCCTGTATTAATTGCACTTGTAAGACGTGCAATGCCTAACCTAATGGCATATGATATTTGTGGTGTTCAGCCTATGACTGGACCTACTGGTCTTATCTTTGCTATGAAATCAACATATCAATCAGCAAAAGCTGGTCAAGATGTTGGTTCAGAAGCTCTCTTTAATGAAGCTAATGTTAACTATTCAGGTGATTCTGCTGCTACTGGTAACGGTACTAGAGGTGCCTCTGGACTTGTTGGTG